CGGGTCTTGCACGCGTCAACGTTCGCGTGTGGGCGCTTCTCATCCTTCAACGTTGCCAGAGAGATAGCATTTCCTCGAATGCCATTACGTGCGTCGTCAATCAGGTCGTCAGTATCCTTTCGCAATTCAGCGTTGTCAGTGATATATGTTTCGTCGTGTCCTAGCCAGTGCGTCTTACCTTTTGATGGGTTGTCAAGATTGTACGGATAGCCAGGTGAAGTGGTTCGGTTGATAGGTCGAATGTATGGATCTTCTGGATCGCCGACAATAGCTTCCTCGTGTGTAAACACACGTGGTTCATCCTTGCGTCCGATGGCGTCAAACACATCAGCAGCAGCTATTTCGAGCAGAGTAGAATCAACCCAAGTCTGTGGGTTGAGAACTTTGGCAATGCCTTTCGCCATGGGATCCACTCTTTCTCCATTGATGTATGTAGGTGTAAGATGTGCTGGGCGCGTGATATGTGGTTGAATTTTGTCAAAGATAGCTGAAGGATTGAGCTGAGTAGCGACAGGAGCTAGAGGTGCTTTGGCGACGCCAACTGCAAGGCAATCACCTGCGTGCACAAGAGAAGGAACAACTGTTGTGTCAACAAACGATTGACTGTAAGGAAGTCTACCGTCTATTATGTAAGAAGCAGGAATGCCATGAGTGGCAGTGTGTTCAGCAAGAGAAGATTCAAGAAATTGGCGAGTAGTGAGAGCACCAAGAGCGAGTACATTTTTGCCACCTGCAACATGAATGCCAATCAGTTTAGAATGTACCAGGCGATTTGCAATTGTCAGAAGCGCACCACACATGCCATTCTTTGTCTCCAGATCATACTCTACATGTGTTCCAATTTCAAGCAAGCATTCGCATGCACCACCGGACACAGGGCACACACCAGCATGTAGATGATAGTTGACAGTTTTAGTGTTTACTTGAAATTTGTGAGCGTACTTTTGCTGAACGATTGTCTTGCCTTCATGTTCATAGAATCCAGCAAAGATGAGTTCTCCTTCCGGAAGCCGGTCTACATCTTCAGCATCTACAAATTTAGAAAGAATGCGGGGTCTGTTAGGAACACAAGGGGGAAAAGTGACAAGACAAAGATCAACGGGACTTCCATCCAGCCGCTTGAGTTTAGAAATACTACATTCAGTAATAGGAACACGAATTGAATTGTCGGTAGCATAAGGATTACGAATGATGAGATATTTAACAGGCTTATCGCGCGGTGGTGAAAGAATTGTGTGAGCTGTAGTCATCATGGTGCGCCCCACAAGAAAAACCCCGTTACTCCTACTGCAAATTCCATCTTCATCAGCAGCCTGAATCCACACAGAGTTGCGGAGAAGAACGTGTGTGGTTTGATCTACCTGTACCTGATCTCTCTGTGCGTAACGTTGAGCACCAATTTCCATGTCTGTTTTGCACGTGATAACCCCACAATTTTGAGCTAATCGCCCGGAAGTGACTCCGTGTGGTTGAGTTTCGTACACACGTTGGGCGATGACTCGAGCAGGCGGCATGCGTGGTTGATTTTCATAAACACGCTGTGCATAAAAATCTTCCGACATGCAGTGATCGGCATCGCG